GCATGTTGCCCGTCACCGGTCCACCATTCGCACGCTTCTGTAAATTCAGCGCCCGCCGTGTTTCGATGTCCAGTTCACCCAAACGAATCGGAACCACGCGCTGCTTCGTCAGATTGTCTAGAATCAACGTCGCGCCGATGACGTCACCCTCGTTCAGTTTCGCGAGAATTTCGGTCTGCGTTTCGGCGGGAATGTCGCCGACCGTTTCGATGTACGCCGCGACACGTTCGTACACCTTCGCGAGCGCTTCCTCATATGCGCGCTGGTTCTCTTGCGAAGGTTTACCAAACGCCGCCGCCTGTGCTTCGGCGAGTTCACCTATCGAATCGGTCAGGTTTTGCCAGGACTCCTGCTGGTCGAAATAGCCGAGGGTTTGTTTCCACTGTTCCGTCAAGTCGAACGCGGCGCCGGTCACTTCGTCGAGCGCGTCGGCGGCGTCCTCTCCTTCGAGTGCCAACCCCATCATGGCCGACGCGGTGGCGTCGGTGGCGCCTGTCGTTTCGTGGAATTCCAGCCATGTGTTGTGCGCGACGAACTGCAGGTTATGGAAGTCAGTACTGAGTCGTTCGATCTCGCCGCCCGACATGTTGGCGGTGTCGATGAGCACACCCATTTCGGCGGCTAGACGCCCGATTTGAATTTGTACAGGTTCACCGGTGCCGCGCAACGTCGACAACGTGTCGCGAAAGAACTTGACCTTGCCTTCGCCGGTGCGCGCGTATTCAGCGAAATCTTCGATGGTGATCCCGAGCAGCGCCATCGTTTCGAGATACTCCCGCACCTGCGGTTCATCGCGTGCAATTTCGCGAATCTTGCTAGCGCGCAACGCTTCGTCGTTCTCACGCAACGCTTCCGTGAACGACTTCGTTTCTTCCGTGTTGGATTCGCTACCGGCTTCGAAAATCTTACCGATGACGGTGGCCACGCCGAACGCGACACCTAGACCGCCTAACATCTTCGTCGCCGAACCCGCCGAAATACCGAAATTCGTTAGCGCCGTGCGTGCCGCACCGAACCCGGCGGTCGCCAATGTTCCGAACACGATGGCCGTTTGCGCACCTTCGGGCAACGCTAAGAAAATGTCCGTGATCGGTTTGAACGCGTCCACCAACGCGCCTAGCACCGGGATCAGCGCCATGCCGATCTCCTCTTTCGTGCTCTCGAAGTTCGCGCGTGCGATGGCCATCTTGCCGGCCGCGGTATCGGCCGCGGCTGCGGTCTGCCCGCCGAACGTCTGCGCTAACTGCTGCTGGATTTCGTCGAACTCCAACGCTTTACCGGACGCGTCCTTAGTCTGCACCCCGAGCCGCGCCAGTGCGCCAGTGTTGCCCGCGTACGCGCGCGCCAGCGCCGTCGACACGGTGCCCAAATCCTTACCGGTGCCGGTGGAAATGTCCATGGCCAACGTCAGCAAGTCTTGCGCTTTCGTCGCGTCACCGGTGAACCGCACGAACGTCGCGAACGCTGGCCGCAATTCGTCGTCGAGAACACCCGTCGAATTCTGCGTCTTTTCGATGAAGTCCTCGACGGCTGCGATTTGGTCGGCGGTCGCGCCGGTCGTGGCCTTCAACTGTTGCGCCAACAGAGCCTGCGCTTTCGCGTCGTCCATCGCTGCGCCCACGGCATCTTTCGCGAACGTCGCGATCTGTTGCGTAGCAAACGCGCCGGCAATGCCCTTAGTAAGCCGCTTCATGTTCTCGCCCAAATTGTCGGACGATTCTTCGACAGATCGCATAGCCTTCTGGGCGCCTGAAGCGTCGCCAAGAATCTCAACTGCTAATTTGCGCACGTTGCTAGCCACGTTCACCTCCCGAATTGAATGCGCGCGACGAGATATCCAAGACGCGTTCCATGTATTTGTTTGCTATTTCATCGCTGTATTTGCGCAGGGTGGGAAACAGCACATATCCTGCGCCAAGTTTGTTTCCGCGCCAGGGTCGAAACTGGTTCCAACCGATGATCACGCGAACAACTTTGACTGCTGTCGCGCCCCAGGCTTCGCGAGCTTTTTTTCTGACGGTTGATGTTCCGCCGTACCGATCATACGCGATCGTTTGAGCTTCTACCTTGCGGATTACTTTCGACAATTTTTCGTTGTTGCGAACGATAGTTGCTCGACCGCGAGTGTTTTTGATGAGTCGCCGTTGACCACGGTACGCGCCGAACTCGGCGCCGAAAGCGTATGCGCCTGATTCACCGTTGCCGATCTCGATGCGTGCAGCACGAACAGCTGCCGACGTCTTCATGTCAGCAACCATTTTTCGTTCCATCTTTGATTCAGCCATTTCGCTCGACCTGGAACGCACTAGTTCGCCGATCTCGCGATTAGCGCGACCTAGTTGTTTGCGGTATCCTTCGCCTGCAGCCGAATCGATACGTTTCAATTCGGCACGGAACTCGTCGAGACCTCGCACGAAGATCGTTGAATCAGCCGACTTGATCGTTTGTTTTCGCGCCATTGTTTATCGTGCTCGTTTTGCCCGCTGATTCAATACTTCTACCAACGCGTAAAACATCAACGGGTCGGCATCTAAAAGCGCGTCCGGTGGGATACCTGTCTCGGCGGCCACGGTCGCGTACAGCATGACCGCCGAGTCAGTCACAAAGGGGAAAGATCGACCGCGCCCCATTCGATCGTGGCAACGGTATCGAGCCACTGATCAAAATCAAGCGCAGTCTTTCGCGCAACGAAACAGGCTTGCCACGCGAGCCAGTAGTTGTGCTCCATGTTCCCTGACGTGAACACTTCTCGTGCCGGCTGTTCCCAATGACGCTCGAAGTTCACTGTGACGCGGCCGGTGATAGGTGCATCGATAGAAGTTCCATCGAGATGACGGACGGTCACTGCTGCCACTGCCGCCATGTCAGTTGGTTCCCCAGGTCACGTTGCCGGAAATCTGCAACGAGATGGTGAAGGTCACCAAGTCGGCAACCGAAGACGAAACTTCGTATGAAGCGACCAGGCATTCACCCGAAACCTTCGGAGTGCCAGCCGTAGTTCCGGCAGGGTGATACTCGAACGTCGAGGTCGCGGTCGCTCCCAGAAGAGCGGTCACCTGCGTGTTCAACGTCGCATCCCATTTTCCGCTGACACTGATGGTGTCGCCGTTACGCAGGCCACCGATGTACGACTTCGACGTCGCGCCGAATGTGGTGGTCTCCAGCATGTCGGTCGTGTTGGCGATACCGCCAACGCTGTCGACATAAGCGCTGATGTCAGTGAGTGTTCCTGCGGCGTTGTCCAGTTTGAACACCGACGCTTTTGCAGCAACGAAGGGCATAGTTTGTTTCCTTTACTTTCGGGCGAGTGATACTTGCGCGGTGAATGATGGGGTGGTTCCGCCGACGGTGAAGACGGCGCGAGTGTAACGGTTCACCGTTCCGGTGATCGTCACTGTTTCGGACGTTGCCGCAGTAGCGGTTGTGAACGTCGCGATCGTTGACCAGGTGCTGTTATTGGTCGAATGCTGAATGGCGACTGCAAGCGTCGGCGTAGTTCCTGATGCTGCCGTCACATGAAGATTGACGACCGCGCCATTCGATGATGCAACAGCGTTATCGACCGATGTGCCATTGGTCGTTGTCGTGTATGCAGCGAGATCGGACAATGACCGACCAACAGCCGGCGTGTCAGCAGGTTGCATCGCCATAGTGAAGGTGACGAGATCGGCGACTGATCCTGCGACTTCATAAGTAGCGGTCTTGACCGGCAGCACCCACACCGAATTCCCGACAGCGAAACCTTCAGGAGCAACAGAAACCGGAACGGTTGAACCGGCTGCAATAACAGCGGTGATGTTCGCCCACACATCGCCAGCAGCGGTGGTGTCGTCAAACAGTCCGTCGACGTTCAGCGCGTAATCCACGATGCCGGCACGAAACACTTTCGACGTATCTGCCAGGGTAGTCGCATCGAGCATGTCGGCGTTGAACGACGGACCGGCAGACTTCAGATAGGCAGCCAACGGATTCGTACCGTAGATCAACCTGGTTTGGTTTGCGTTCACAAATGCCATGATGAACCTTCTATGCGTAGACCGAAATAATGAAGTCGACAGCAAGCAAAGACGTGCCGTCAGGACGCTCGAGAGTGCCGATGTTCTGAGCTGTCTGCACCCGACAAGCCATCGCAATGCCGCCTAATGTCGGATCAGATTCGAGTGCTGCTTTCACCGATTGCGAACCGGTGCCGGCAATATACGTCTCGAGTTTCGTCTGTGCAGAACGATCGTCAGCGCGGCCGACAACCAGGGTAACGATAAACTCGAACTCGTCGGAACCGCGTGCCATCGTCGAATCGAAGGCGACACGATCGATCCGCACCGTCGCCGAAGGATGCTGCGGATTATCCGGCACAAGTTCATAGACGCGAAGATTCGCGATCGTAGAAAGAGCCGTCGCGAGTCCGGACCGGAGAGAACTAAGTGACGCGGGCATCAGGCAACGGTGAGAATCTTGTAGGACTCGATGAGTGCAGCCACATCTGGATCGATACGACGGACTACGATAGCTCCAAGATCGCCGAAACCGGCGACACCGAGCGGCGAGTCCAAACGCTTGAAATGACGTGAAGCAAGAAGCACGGTTGCTTCCCTGATTGCATCCGGAATGCTGGGCCATCCCCAGGCTGCAGTCACTTCGACAAGCGGACGCTTGTTGACCGCGACAGGGAACATCGTGTTCAGCGCGCGCAGGAGCAAAACCGGCCGGCCTTGCGCCAGATTGTTGAGCGGTTCGATTTGATAGTCGACGTTTCGAACCAGAGTTGTTTCGAATGTTCCGTCAGCGTCATTGTCGATCTTGACAACCAGACCTGTCGCCGTTGATATGTCGTCGATGAACAACATGTCGTTGCGTTCCGACGCGTACACTCGAGCACTTGCACTGCCATCGGCATAAAACCGGCGAGAGCATTCGTTGTCAATGCGACGCGATGCGGCTTCGATCGCGTTCTCGAGAAGAGTGTCGTCCAGGCTGTCGGTGATACGAAGAGCCGCTTTGACTTCGTTCAGCGTGCAGTATCCGTTGGTGATGGCCATCAGTCGCTCACCAATTTAGAAACGGTCGCGGTGCCGCTGTTCGTGATTCCGTACAACGCGGAACCGGCCGGCATCGCGAAATGCAAGTTACTACCACCGTCGAAGATAAACCCCGTGCCGGCGGTTACGTTCGCCGCACCTAGTTCGACATGCTGCCCCGAACCGATGTCAGCGGAGACGATGATGTCGCACCCGTCGGCGTCGGTTTGGTGAATGAGAACGGCGGCCGTGTTAGTGACCGTGATTTGTCCGGCGACGATAGCCACTGTCAGACCTTGCGCGGCTTGGCGGCCGGCCGTGCGGCGGTCTCGACCACAGGGTTGACGGCAGCAGTCTCGCTCTTTACGACAGCTTCCGCGTAACGGTTTGCAATCATGTCTTCGGCGATGTGCTGCGGAACATCGATCTCGCCGCCACGATCAGGCCAGTTCTGCCCGTCGATAGTTCCTGCGATGTCGATGAGAAGCTTGATGCGCATAATGTTCCTCCAGGTTTGTTGCGAGCAGCAGCCGGCCAGGATCAACCTGGCCGGCTGCCGTTCAGTTTGTTTGTTGGATCAGCTCGCGCCGCCGACGAACACCTTCACCGCACCCGTCTGGTCGACGAGATCGGCGTCGGTGCGGAGCGTCACGCGGAACGTGCGCACCGAGTAGTCGAACGCGAAGTCGTCGGACACGGCCACATCGATGCCGTTGACTTCACGAATGAAGTACGACGGCAGGTGACCGAACAGAACCGACTTCGCCGACAGGGCCGGGTTAGCCATCGAGTCGTTGATGTGCACGGGGAAACCGAGCAAGCTGTCGACGTTGCCGTTCAGACCAGGCTGGAACAGGTACTGGTTCGTCGTGTCCTTTAGCTTGCGGGCGGCGGCCATACCGGTCGAGTTGATCATCCAGCCGCAGCCAGGCTGAGCGGTGTAGACACCGTTCACCGAGTAACGGAGATCGATCAGGTTGTCAGCGGTGAATGCACCGGTGACGCCGGTGCCGCCGGTCACGCCAGTGGTCGCGCGGGTCACGATGCCGTACGGCTTCGAGGAACCGTCGCCGGTGGTCATGTGTCCGCGGGTAGCAACGCCGAGGGCGATGCCGGCCTGACGAGCCAAGAATCCGCCGACGTCGACAGCAGCATCGGTCGCCAACTCGTTCGAAAGCTGCACGAGCACGACGTACTTGTAGGCGCCGAGAGCGGTGGTGGCGAGCGTCGGATCGGAAGTCGAAGCCTGCGCAGCCTCACCGACGATCGAAGCGGTCGAGAAAGCGGTGGACTTCGGGACGTTCAGCGTCTCGCCGGTGGAAGTGGTGATGACGGTCGACAGACCGCGCACCACGTTGCCCTGCACCAGGTGCTCGACGATGCGGTCATACACCGACGTCGGGACGGTGCCGGCAGCACCAGACTTGGTGACAGCGCGCTTCTCGAACTTGGCGGAACGAATCTCACCGGCCATCATGCGACGAACGGTCTCGTTATCGTCGATCTGCGGCTTGGATTCGCCACCCAAATCGTGCTTGACGCCCAGGCGAGCACGGCTCTCCTCGATGTCACGGGCGCGCTGCTCAGCGTCGAGAATGCTCTTGATGCGAGCATCCTTAGCGTCGAGATCAGTATTGATACGGTCGAACTTCTCGCCCTCTTCGGCGGTCAGTTCACGGTTCTCGGTAGCGGCAGCGTCGAGCAGTTCCTTAGCCTGCTCCCACGCGTTGGCCCGCTCCTCCGAAAGCTTCTTGATGAAGTCGCTCATAGCGGTGGTGTCCTTTCTGGACGTTGTGGGGTTGATGTTGTGGGTGCAGGTGGTGGTCATGCCGGTGGTTCCCCTTGCGGGGTCCGAGCGGCTGCTCCGGACTGCGGACGCGTCAGCGCTTGGCTGCAAGCGTCAGGTATCGGCGAGCCAGATCAACTGACTTGCCGACTCTTTCCGTGATCGCTTCTGGTTCCTGATCAGTCGACGGTTCATCATCGACATTGCGGACCGAAGCACCGGTGGTCGCCGGATAAGC